CGGGTCGTCCAGTCGCGTAACATGGGGAGTCGCGCCGCCTACATGGGTAGGTCGCACGGGTCGTGGATCGAGATTTCGCCCGCGTTTGACTTTAACAAGTACATCGTCCTACACGAGCTGACGCACAGTGCAGGATTCAACCACCACCACGTGACCTTCCGTGAGTGTCTCTTGAAACTGGTGTCGAGGTTCCTTGGTCGTGAGACCGCCGCGATACTCAAGTCGAACTTCAAAGAGCAGGGTCTACGGGTCACACCGTCGAAAGCGAAGGATCCAGAGGCGTGGTTGAGAGCTGTAAAGAACGCACCTATTATAGCAAAATAATCTAAAAAAGTTTCAAAAAAGTGTTGACTTATTTTCAAAATTTGGTATAATGGTTACATCAAATGAGGAGAGACATTATGATGACATTGATTGAGAAGTACGAAGCGCGTGGTCTTGAGTTGAAGATCGACGAAGAGAAAATCACTGCGGTTTGTCACCGTCCTACTAAACGTGCCCGTCTGGGTTACAAGACTGAGTTCGCTTACCGTTACGGTAATGTCGCTCGTATGATTGCTCACGTTGAGCAGTTCCTTGTTGACCTTGATCGTGCAGACCAACGCAAAGAAGAGCGCAAGATCGCTCGTGCCGCTGCTAAGGTTGCCGCTCTTGAGTCTGTCAAAGAGGGTGACATCTTCGTCGCTTCTTGGGGTTGGGAACAGACCAACATTGACGCCTACCAAGTTGTCGCTAAGAAGGGTGCGACTGTCACTCTGCGTGAGATCGCGGTTGCCTCTGTCGAGGGTTCTGAAGGTTTCATGAGTGACCGTGTTGTCCCCGTCAAAGGTGAGTTCATCGGTGCTGAGTTCAAGAAGCGAATCACTGGTGCGTCTATCAAGATCGACGACGTGCGACACGCAAGTCCTGCCGAAGAAGGCAAAGAGTTCTACCGCAGTTGGTACGCGTAATGAACTTTCGTCACTGGTGTACTGAAAAGTGGTTCCAACACTGCGATGAGATCGAGAGTCTCACAGGTCGGAACCCAATGTATGACTCACGTGAGTATTTTGGAATGTACAAGTGGTGGTTGAAGAGAGAGTACCGCCACGAAATGAAAGGAGAGAAGTAATGGAATTTGTAGCTAAACCCCAACTAACTAACCGTCGATACACTGAGACCTTCGCTAACCTGAAGGACGCTGTCGACTACCTTAACGAGTTCAACAACCTTGGTGATGAAGAGGGTGGTTTGCCCCGTCTCAAGGCAGAGGACTTCGCACTTGTCGGTAAGTTGTCGACCCCTACAGGGTTCTACTACCGTGAGAACAAGTTGCTCCAGATGGGTACAAAGTAATGAAGTGGTATAACATAGGCGAGATCGGGGACGCACTCGATCTCATCGTCGAGAGTTTTTTAGAAGGGTTCTTGGATAACACCGGATTCGCGGAAGAGATGACGCGTCTGGGTCTGTCGATCGAAGAACAGTTAGATGTGATCCGTGAGCAGATTGACATTCACGAGACCGCACTACTCGCAACTAATGGAAGTGACACGGTACACTAATGAACGTCGCAGAGAACGTCTTAATTGAAAACTCCCCCAATTGGGCCCTGTCGGACTACACGTTCCGTGTTGCAGAGGCGCTAGGGATCAATCGCCTTGGTGGTTACGTCAAGGTCAAATTCGAGGAAGAGGACATCACCCATTTCTCCGCCGAGGCGGATGGGACTGAAGACCGCGTCGACCTAACCGTCCGTCTGGACGGAGAGATCACCGACGATCAGGTTAAGGTGCACATTGCACACGAGATGATCCACGCGGTACAAATCCTCACTGGGAGACTTATACATATTGGTCTCACATGGTGTGAGGACGCACATGGGATCGTCTACAAACACATTTTTGACGGCAAGGAATACGTCAACGTCAAGTACGTTGACCAACCTTGGGAAATAGAGGCATACTCCTATGAAGAAGAAGTCTACAACGCGGTCGAATCCGGTAGCGAAACACTCGCCGAAATTCAATCGGCCATCCACCCACGTCGACCGTAAGAAAGAAGTGAAGAAGCGAGGTTATCCCCAAGACCTTCTTTACCCTAACAACGAGCACTCGTAATGCCAATCGAAGATCAATACATCAAAGAGGCACTTGACTACGCAATCTCCCAGACCTTCATGGGGGTTGTGGATTGGGCTAAGGTCATCGACTACTTGCGTGAGAAGTACCCGCACATGGACACGGAATATTTGTTCATGATCGCGAACCGCGCTCGATTCCAGTACGACAAAATTTCTTGACACACACCATTGAATGAGGTATACTATGCAGGTTTCTAAAGAAGAACGATACGCGATGATTCGTCGAGCAGCGCTCAAGATTCAGAAGCGTGACAAGGTTTCGCGTTCCAACAATCAGTTGGCACGTGAGGTAATTGCTCTTGATGAGCAAGATTGTAAGTCCAATATTTCTTGGGCTGACACTGATCGGTATGTAGCGACACACTACTCCGATGTTTATGAAGCAAATGTCCAACCAGAGGAATGGAGCTAATGGCAGACACCCTAGAAAATCTGATCGACCTAGGTCAGTATCCACAGAACGACGTGGAGTTAATTGCGCGTGAATACATGCGTATCGCATACATCGAGACACTCAATGATTTTGTCGAGAAGTACGCAGAACGGGATGAAAGCGACACTGAACGTGCAGCAGTCATCAAAACTCTCGAAGCATTCGAGCACACAATCGCAGTCCTTGATCAGAGTGAAGCGTTCCTAGAGATGGTTCACGCTAACGAAGAAAGCGAAGAAGAATCTACCGATGACGAATTCGAGCGATTCTAAGGAGGCGACAATGTCGTATGACAATATCGTAGAACAGTTGCGATCCAACGTATTAGAAGTCACATTCACGAAGGTAAACGGTGAGACGCGCACTATGCCGTGCACTCTGTTGACCGCGTTTATGCCATCCTATACGCGTGAAGACGCAACAGATATCGACCAGCACTCTGTCAACAAGACAGTGATACGTGCGTTCGCTATCGACAAACAAGCGTGGCGATCCTTCCGTGTGGAGAACGTCACTAATATTGAGGTACTGAATGGTTGAAGGTAACGAAAATCCAGAGGAAAACTTCCTAACAAAGAAGTCATTTTCTCAGATGATCGAAACCTTCGTCTACCAGAACCGCATGTCCTATATGGACAGCATCGTTCACCTATGCGAGAAAAACGGTTTGGAACTGGAGGATATCAAAAAATATCTGACACCAACCATCGTCGAACATCTGGAGAATGAGGCGCGTCAGTTGAACTTCCTACCGAAGCAAAACTCACTTGACGTATAAATATACATGCCCTAGAGGCGATCTCATATTTTAGTTTATATTTTAGTTTATACAAGGAACATATTATGTCTTTTGCAAATCTCAAGTCCAAGTCTATGGACATCTCTAAACTGGTCAGTGCGGCAACCGAAGCATCTGGTCAAGTCACAAACACCAACAAATACCAAGACGACCGAAAGTGGAAGCCAACTGTTGATGAACAGGGCAACGGCTACGCTGTAATTCGTTTCCTTCCACCCGCCGAGGGTCAAGAACTCCCTTGGGTGCGTTACTGGGATCACGCGTTTAAAGGCCCAACCGGACAGTGGTACATCGAGCGATCGCTCACCACCCTTGGTCAGAACGACCCAGTCGGTGAGTTGAACTCACGTCTGTGGAACTCAGGTATCGAGGAAGACAAGGAAACTGCACGTCGTCAGAAGCGTCGTTTACACTACGTCACCAACGTCCAAGTGATCTCTGATCCAGCGAACCCAGCGAACAACGGTAAGGTGTTCATCTACGAGTTCGGTAAGAAGATCTTTGACAAGATCATGGATATGATGCAACCAGAATTCCCCGGCGAAGAGCCAGTGAACGTATTTGACTTCTGGAGTGGTGCAGACTTCGAACTGAAGATCCGTAACGTTGCGGGATATCGTAACTACGACAAGTCGGACTTCAAGACACCTACTCCTCTTGCTGGTGCAGATGAGACACAACTTGAAGCGATCTACAACACACTGTACGACCTCAACGAGTTTATCGTCCCTAACTACCCTAACGCACACGATGCAAACTGGTTCAAGTCATACGATGACCTGAAGGCCAAGTTGGAGACTGTACTAGGTCTTGCAACAGGTGCAGGTGCGACAGTACGCAACGAAGCAGTCGCTACTGCGGAAGAGGCACCACCTTGGAATACTGCGGATGAACCAACTATCGTTGCTGCGGAACCAGCACCTGTAGCTCCAGCAGTCGCTGAAGAAGCAGACGATACATTGTCTTATTTCGCACAGATGGCCGCGGAGGACTAATCAATGGATCCTATGTATTCAGTAATCACCATTATCGCGGGACTAGTCGTGTTTGGATTACTCTGGAGGTCGGTGTCGACCTCCCCAGAGAAGACCACCGGAGGACAACCAGAACCAAGTCCTTATGATCCGGAGGCGCTGGAGAATCTGACCAAGGCACAGTTGCTAGAGGTGGGTAACAGTCTAGGTTTGGAATTGCCCAAGTCGTGGACTAAAGCGAGATTGGTACAGGCGATTATCAACGCAACCAATCCAAATTAATCGACACTGCCAGTGGACATGGGAGTCTTCGGACTCCCTTTTTTTATGCGGAAGTACCTGCCTCGAACGGGTCTACGGTACTGAGACCACTAGTGGCAACCGTGTGTGCACCACCAATGTTGTTAGTTGTCGATGACGGTGCAACAACCATTGCGCCACCGCCACCACCCGCACTTGCTTGTGCGAGTTGCGCTTGACCTTGGGACAACTGGGATCCTCGTGTAGGTGGCATTGCGGACACACCCGATCCGGTAGATCCAGATGATGCCTTAACATTTGCGGCAGTCTTCTGACCCTCTGATCCTTTTACAAATTCTTGAATACTTTCTGGTGTCTCTGGTTTACCCAGAATCGCTTTCGCTAGCGCACCTGCAATTTCCTCACCGAAGAATGCACCACCGAAACCACCCAGTAGACCCCCGGCAACTGAACCAATGCCTGGGAATATCATGGTACCTAGTGCACTACCCGCGATTGCACCAAGAGTACCACCACCTAGACCACCAAGCGCTTCTGCCATCTTTTGAATTTTGACATCCTGTGGATCGTCACTTGCAGCGATCGACGCGATAGTACCTGCTGAGAGAAGTTGACCAAGGATAGGTATTCGTTTTCCTAGAGCACCTAGTTTACCCACAATAAATGATCCAGTCTTGGACAGACCCTTCATCGCTTTACCCTTACCCGCGAGTTTTGCGTCTGCCTTCGCCTGTTTGTTTGTGGTTGTCGTAGAGTCTCTACCCAGCACACCCTTCAGACCCGCCTCAACGTCTGCGACCTTAGCGAATTTGCCTGTCTTCATGTCCCTAACAGATCCATTCGCTTGGACTTTCAGTCCTCTCTTCTCCATCGCCGCGAGTTGATCTTTGCTCATGTTCTTGAGCATGTTGGTTCGCGTCAACTTAGCGTCCGCAGCAGATCGTTTAGGGACTGCACTCTTTGCATTGTCCCCTTGGATCTTATTCATCAGCCCTTTGCTTGCATTAGTGACCTTGTCTCTCATTGCGAAGAGACCCTTATTGATGGATGCGGTGAAGTTACGGAACGTCCCGCCTAGTACCGCAAGGGTGGTTCCTAGTTGAGGTGCCGCTTCTGTGAACGCATCCATATCACCGTCAAGTGCAGCATTGATCGCGTCAAGGGTTCCACCAAACCCCTTATTCATGGTATCAATAATGTCCTTACCACTAGGGACGGCAAACTCGATCTTCTCAAACAGTGACTTTGCACCCTCGCCGATCTTACCGACAATCTCACCCGCTTTTGCGAAGTTGTCACCGCTCGTAAACGAAGCGATTGCAGTACCAAACGCACCCGCAAGAAGACCACCACGTGCGAGACCTAACAGACCGGCACCCGGCCCCATACCCATCCCTTCACGCATCTTACCGAACATGCCAGGCTTACCGGAACCCTTATTCGCCGCCATCGCTTTCGCCGCAGCGTCACGCTTCTTTTCAGTCTCTTCGAGTTCCTTTTTATTGATTTCATCAATCTCATCGGTTCTCGCTTGATCCGTCGCTTTTTTCGCGTCCGCCGCAGCCTTCTTATCACGCGCCGCTTGTTCTGTCGCGTTTTTCGCCATCTCTGCAACGATCGCAGCGTTACTTGCTGCAAGTTGGTTTAGTATAGCAGTCTGTTCCGCCTGCGACTTTTCTTGGTTCGCGTTCTGGGTGTTCAGAGTATCGGTAACGTTGTCAAGTGTCGCCATGTTTTATCCTTGTTGTTTGGCTCGCTCTGCCTTCTCTTTTAAATCATCCACCAGCATCTGAAGGTATATCTCCCTCTCCCAAGGTATCATGTGTTCAACTTCGTTCAGTGAGTAGTTGAAGTTGTTAAGAAGTTGAAAATTGACTTGATAGTAGTTGATCAAGTTGTCATGAGAGAGGTTGACTAAAAAAAATCATCAATACCACGCAACTCATGGGTGTTCTTCTTCTTACATGACGTGCACTTGAAGGTGACATCCTGTTTAATCGCTGGTGCAGTGTTGACGAACTCCGACAATCGGTCGAACTGTTCTGAGGTCATAGACTCCAAGAACTCCATAACGGACTCTTTAGTCTCATCGACCAGATCGATCCTTTCGTCTTCGGTCAATACCGCTTCCATGCAGATGATTAGTAGTTCCATCATCCTTTCTGTTACAGACTCACTCTCGACTAATATAGAGTTCGATAGGAACTCCTCGTATGTCGGGTATCGCATCTTTACGGACACTTTGTCTGTCACTTCGATGGCGGAGTCTCGTATAGAACCCTCCATCACAATCCCGTCCAGATCCACGGAGACTTCGTTGTCTGCATCACAGTGAGTGCATGAGATTACGAGGTCTGCGGTCTCACCGACCGACTTTGCACGGATCTTGGTGAACAGGTAGTCCACATCAAATGTGGTCAGTTTACTGGTTACAGGTTCTTCCACACATGCGTGAATCGTTCGGACGATCGCACGGACAATGTCTGGTTTTTCCTGTGTCTCATACGCTATTAGTAGCGCCTTTTGTTCCTTGACTAGGAAAGGACGAAACGTCGTTTCTTGCCCAGACGAAGGTATGGTCACCGGATAACTCGGCGACTCATTCAGCTTTGGTAATGCCATAATGTACCCTAATAATTAAATAATACCACCTAGGTTAATACCCAGTTTGGTATCGACTAGATCAGAGAGACCGCGTTTGTCTTTCTTGACCTTCCATTTGGTGTATGCAAATGTCACTTGCAACTCAACGAACTGTCCGTCGTTACTCAACTGTATCGCGTTGACTGTCGTTGGGAATGCATCTTGCAACTCCACACTGTATATAGAGTTACCTAAAAGATCGAAATTGACCTCAAGGATTCCTATATCAAATCCCACTCTCACCTGCGGTTTGGACAATTGGTGGATCGTGATAGTGTCTGTGTATCCACCCAGACCGTCCTTACCCTTTTTATATGCAATCGCTCCGTTGTCCTCATTGACCATCTTGGACATCCAGTCATCGAAATACTTACGTGGCCCGTAATCGTTGGTCATATAAAAGTTCATGTTCACTTCATTTACTGCAAACCCGTTAGCGACCTTCTCTGTGTGTATTCCAATCGCCCTGTCGGCGGTCATGATCTGCTTGCCCGGAATCTCTGTTTCTTTTAATAACAGGTTCATCTCTTCCCCTTTGACACCTGCCTTCCTTGGGAGCGAGACTGCAAACTGGTGTGACATTGCCAAACCATTGCGCAGACTGATCTTTGATTTTAATTCTTCTATACCCGCCATGTATTAGTCGCCTATCATTCCCTTCGAGTCGGAGTAGACCTTCGCGTTACTTGCGTATCGGAAGTCTGCGGTTGGTAGGAACGTAGCGATCTCCCACTCTGGTGGTGGTACCATCGCGAACCTACCGTCCACGTGTTTGTTTAGGTAGTGCTTGAAGCACGGTTTAAAGTACTTCAGTTTTGCGGTCTTCGTCAGTAACTGGTATGACATCTTGAATCGTGTTGACTGGTCGTATTTGGTGTTGTTGGTAATGTCCATCAACGCGTCTAACATCTTCGCACGTAGTACCGGAGGTAGGTAGTGCAGATTCAATCCGTAGAAACCGTCCTTTGCAGGGCCCACCACAACTACCAGTGGGAACGCATCGTAGTAAGGTAGTTTCTGTCGGTCGTTCTTAAATTTAGGATCATAGAAGAACATGTACATGTTACCTACGACCTCACGACCCGTCTTCTTCAGTGGGTCTTCGTCCATCAAATCCTCGCGCTTGATACTGCGCATGTTCTTGATCTTCTTTTGAAACCATGCACGTGATTCTTTGGTACGGGGTGTGATACCCGCACGAAACGCTTGCAGTTCTAAATTCTGGAATATTTTAGACATGAGACCCTTGCCGTAAAACCTGTTTCTCTATTTATACACGTTTTTTGCGTTTCTTGAACGCGGGCATCTTTTTAAGGGGTTTCTTGGA